GGCGAGGACTGACAAAAGACGATCTTCTCAAAATCGTGCACCGGAGCTTCAACCTCCATTCGGAGGCCGTACTTCGCGAACCAATCGCCAACACGTGACATAAACCGCTGCTGATCCTCACTCTCCATGATCAGCACGCAATCATCACCATTGTTGCACAGCTCGGCGTCAATGCCGAGCTCACGGCACATGGCCCAGATGAGGCTGCACATGATAATGCAGTTGCCAAGAGAGGTGTTGAGATCACCACTCGACCGAGTCCCTTCCATGCGGAACTGTACGGTGCCATCTGGGCAATAGGCCTTGCCCTTGTTGTGCAACTGCCAAGTAAGCAACTTGCGCAACTCCCTCTTTTCGAAGGTGGAATTATAGTACGAATGTTCGTACTTCAGGGCAACAATGCCTATATGCATGTCGAATTTGGTCGCATCTAAACCAATCGCAACAGGATTTTTAAATCTATCCCACTTCTGTCTTATTATTGCTGCGCTTTGGTACACATTCACACCCTTGAGGACAGTGTGTGAAGTGGTTTCTCCCCATGCCTTGTTGATGGCGTCGAAGTACAGATGCTCTGCCTTCTTAAGATACTTGCCAAGTTTAAGGTTGTAGCGTGGGTCGCGGGGATTGATGATGCGGCAGGCCTTACCAAGATCCTGCTTCTCAAATTTGGTGAATGGGCGCAGGTTCGCGTCCCTGCGCTCTAATGGGCGTCTGTATAGCGACTCTAGTGCTTTTTCATAAATCTTGCGTTTGCCACCAGTGTAACACGCGACTACCTGAGGTAGGGTGAGGATGGGGGCTACTGGCTTGACTTCTGAAACGACTAGACGTCGGAATTCGCGAAGTGACGGACTATCAAAAGCGTCCGAAGCGACGGCCAAGGGTCTGTGGAATGTGCCATTCACCTTGCACATAAAGTAACGCTCAAGCAACGCGCGTTCCACAGATGCGACGTTGTTGTTGAACACTCCCAACTGGTGGTTGGGTCCCATGCGCGTTACGACATGGTAGTAGCGGGGCTTGGTTGGCTGCCCATTACGGTTCACGAGCAGCTGATGCGATGCAGGTTTACCGTGCAACCCACGCTTGTTGATCCACGTCAACATTTGCGCAGGTACCGTGTGCACAGTATCCTGACCAGTCTTCCGTACTGGGCGTCCTCACCAGTCGTACTGTGGGTTCTCGTTCTTGACGAGCCACCGTACGAACCAGCTCTTACGCGCAGCACGGGAGTGCCAACGAGCCTCACGACCATGGGTATGGTCATCGAAGAATGCTGCCTCTATGGCATCGAGGTGCGCTGCAGCATCCATCTGCCGCACATCAGTGCCTCGCAACATCCGAGGGATCTCGCGTCGAACGAGTGCAATGTTGTCTGCGGTGCGCTCCATCGCACCGACTCCCAACTTCATGCGAAGCCCCACAGCGATCTTCGCTGCGAAGCTCGGGTGCACTCGTACAGCGTGTGTGCCCTCCGACCTCGACACCACCTCGGGACCATTACTCTCGGTGTCCCGACTATAGGTCATCTCGCGGCTCACTTGGTTGCGGAAGCGCACATTAGCCTCCCAATCCGCTGCCAAGTCCTCCTCCCCGCAACAGGTTAATAGCATCCGCTTAAACCGCACAACCCAGTCGTCCTCAACGACGACGGGCTTGACGCGGTGGCCTTCCACATAATCCGGGATGGCATCGCTGTAGCGTTTGGGCACGACCAGCACCTCACGTACTGGCTCGCCATTCTTGGCGCTGGAGCCCGTGTGCACAAGCGGCACGACCACTCGTACCGCCTCACCACTGCGGGCTGACACACTGGATGCTTGTGGAATCTCCGCTACGCCAACGGGTTTTTCCACCTCCTCCTCAGGAGCTTCCGACTGCTGCTTCTTGCACAGGCATCGCAGCCAACACTCGCAGTTTTCATCGTACGGCACGAACCCCGGGTTGTTATCACCTTGCGGTGTACCCGGTTGGATGGGACTGTCCGCAAAAAGCGGCAGCCCGTCCCGGTTCGGATCGTCGATGAAAGCCGGCAGTGTGTATGTGGGAGCGCCCACGTACTTACGCTCATCCACATTGCCCTTCGGCTTGGGCACATATGCTCGCGTGGCGCGTTGACGCGCCTGACGTTTCTGCTGACGTTTAGCGCGAAGCATATTGACT